TGTTGAGCGAATTATGAACCGCCGCGCCATCAATCAGAAGGTGGTTGATGAATGGCTGGATAAGGCTGGTGATAGAAAGACGATTGTATTCTGCTCCACGATTGTACATGCAAAAGATGTATGTGAGGCGTTTGTTGATGCTGGCGTGAACGCCGCTGTTGTTACAGGCGACACACCAAGTGATGAGCGTGAAAGTATTTTGCACGATCTGGCACATGGTGACATGCAGGTTGTTGTGAATGTTGCCGTTCTTACCGAAGGGTTTGACGCACCACCTGTGTCATGCGTCATTTTGACGCGGCCTTGTTCATACAAGGCCACAATGGTGCAAATGATTGGTCGTGGTTTACGCACGATTGATCAAGAAGAATTTCCCGGTGTTGTTAAGTCTGATTGTATTGTCATGGACTTTGGAACGTCTGTACTTACGCACGGCTCACTTGATGATCTTGTTAATTTAGACGGCGCGACTGGCACAAAAGGTGGTGAAGCGCCAGAAAAGGTATGTCCTGAATGTGATTCAGTCGTACCGCTTGGTGTTCGTGAATGCCCTATCTGTGGGCATGAGTTTGAAGGGCAAAACGCTGATCCGCTAGAACACTTTGAGTTGACTGAAATTGATTTGATGGAGCGTTCTCCGTTCCGCTGGATTGATTTGTTCGGCACAGGAACATGTTGGGCCGCGACAGGATTTAATGGATTTACACTTGTAGCGCAAACGAGCCACATTTCTGCTGCGATTGTAAAACGCAATAATGGTCGTGTTAGGCTAGTTAGTGTAGGTACAACAAGGCAAGTTATGGCAGCGGCTGATGATTTTTTACGAACAAATGAGGATAGCACTAGCGCCCAGAAAACTAAGCGCTGGCTTAATGATCGGGTGAGCGAAAAACAACGCGCACAGTTAAATAGACATGGGGTTCATGTGGGGGCGTTCGACTTCTCATGGACTAAATACAAAGCGGCGTGTATGCTGAATTATGTGTGGAACAGACAGTTCATTGATAATTTAGTCAATAACGTAATTCAGAAAGACATGACCGATGAACAGAGGCAACCTGCAAGTGACTCTAAATCTTATTGATGATACTGAAATTGACATATCTTGTTTCGTGCAAGTGAACGATCCAAATGATGGGGAAGAAGTACACGAATGTGTTATGGAAGCTATTACTGATTATATAGAGCGTTATGATAATATGCTTGTGGACGGGGAAGCAGAAATATATTTTGGCGACAGCATTATGTACATCATAGGCTTTAGCCGTATGGAAGGGGACGAAGAAACATGGGGCATAGCAACCGCAGAAGGCACCATCACTCTCCACTAAAAACTATTGGAAAGCTGTTCACCAACATCGGTTGGGAGAAGCGGCTTTGTGATCTGTCTGAAGATGAAATCGTAGCAATCGCTGTAGTAATCCAAGCAATAGAAGGGCTAGAAGATGTCTACTCTAATGACTACCTTACAGAAGTTTACTTCCGACATGGAGGCGGCAGATTCTGCATTGAGAGCGAAGCAGACATACCATTCTGAAGATGCTGAAAATATAATTAAAGAGCTTGATCGGGGTATAAAAGACAAAGAGTTTAAGGCTCCGCGCCGTAGATATCTTGGCGCGTCTTCTCTTGGCGATCCATGCTCTCGTAAACTTCAGTATAGGTACATGGGACAAGAAGTAGATGAGGGGCGCGGCTTCCCGGCTAAGACTTTACGAACATTTGCTCTTGGTCACAGCATCGAAGATCTGATGATCGTACTGTTTCGTGACGCTGGATTTGATTTGCGTACCGAGCTAAAAGGCGAACAATTTGGGTTTGATACGGCTGACGGCGAAGTGCGTGGGCATATTGACGGCGTTATAGTTGGTGGCCCATTGCCGATTGGGTACCCAATGCTGTGGGAATGTAAGTCTGCATCTGACAAGAAGTTTAATGAATTTGTTCGTAAAGGTGTAGAGATCGCTAACCCAGTGTACGCAGCGCAGGTCGCTTTGTATCAAGCATACATGAATCTGTCAGAGCATCCGTGTTGCTTTACAGTGTTGAACAAGAACACAAGCGAAATATATATTGAGCTTATTCCGTTTAATGCAGAGCTTGCACAAGCTACCAGTGACAAGGCTGTAAATATTATTAAAGCTACCCGTGCAAACGAGATGTTGCCGCGTGTGGCGCAGAATAATGATTACTATGGTTGCAAGTTTTGTGATTTTCGGGATACTTGCTGGTCTGAATAAAAAAATGGGAGACAGGTGTTCGGAAATAACCTGCCTCCCACGAGGTAAAACAATGCTTAACGAGGTACAATATAATGAGTGTGGTTAGGTTTGGCAATACTACATCTGGTATTTCAGCGAATAATTTAGTAGAAGAAATTTCTCGCCGAGTTCCGAAAAGCGAACAAATTCGTATCTTGCGGGATACGTTTCCTGCTGGTCGGGTTCATGGCAATACATTCTATCTTGGGTCTTTATTAGGTGATCCCGGTCAGTCGTTAAAAATAAACATTGATCCGCATTCCCCACATTTTATGAAGGGGCAGGATTTTAATGGCGGTGTCGGGATTGGGGGTATTGTTAAGATCCTGATGGAAGCGCGTGGCATGAAGCTCGGTGAGATCAAAGATATGTTCAGCACATATCTGGATCATACAGCGCCACAAGTTGTTCACGATAACGGGCCAGTCGAAAATCCGTTCAAGCAACAGTTCAATGCAAACTCACCATATGATGCTGAGTATGTATACACTAATGCGGATGGTGAAGTGTTGGTGTCGGTGCGCCGCTACAATGTAAAAGACGCGGCTGGCAATCCATTGCTGAATACAAATGGCAAGCCAAAGAAAGAGTTCAGGCCATTTATCGAAGGCTCACCATACTCCAAGTTTCCTGATGTACGGCCTTTGTACAATATCCCAAATGTATTGGCATCACGCCGTGTGATTTGGGTCGAGGGCGAAAAATGCGCTGATGCGCTGAACGCCGCAGGCTATACCGCAACATGTACAATTGGTGGTGCAGGTGCGCTAACAAAGCGAACAGCCTCACAATATGATTTCTCTCCATTGCAGGGCAAAGAGTTGATCTTGTGGCCTGACAATGACCAAGCAGGCAAGAAGCTGGCTGATCTGATTCAGGACTTGGCGTTAGCCGCAGGCGTAAGGTCTGCCACTATGCTGACACCGCCAATGGGCAAGCCTGACGGTTGGGATGCTTCTGATGCAATCTCCGAAGGATTTGACATTGAAGAGTTTGTAAGCACCAAGGCGAAAGCTACCAAGGTCGCTATTAATCTGCTTGATGATACATTTTCTGCCGCAAGGTTTGAGGGTGACGCACCAATCCAGAAGTTCCTGATTGATGGCACGTTTCCGTTGGGTGTGCCGATTATTTTCTCCGCAGCAGGTGATGCTGGTAAGGGTATGATGACGCTGGACATGGGAATGAAGATTGCCTCGGGCAGACCTATGACAAATGCTTTTGGTGGGCTGGTTCGTGAGTTCGGTAACGTAGTTATCTTTACAGCGGAAGATGATGAGGCTGAGATGCACCGCAGGATCGACAGGCTTGATCCTATGATGGAACGTATGAATTACGCATATGATCTGAAGATTGTACCACTGCCAAATGTCGGGGGTGTGTTTCCTATCTTATCGGAAGTAAATGGTGAATTTAGCACAAGCCAAGAGTTTGAAAAAATTTACGAACAAATCTTACAGCTAAGTGATCTGAAGTTAATTGTATTCGATCCGTTGGCATCTTTTGTACATGCTGATGTAAATGCTGATCCGGCGGCGGGTGCTGCGCTCACTGGTCTGCTGGCTAAGATTGCTACAGAGACAGGCGCATCGGTGTTGATGTGTCACCATATGACCAAGGTTAAGGATGACGCGGTAATTAAAACACCAGAGCAAGCTCGTAATCTTATTCGGGGTACAAGTGCGCTTGTCGATGGTGTGCGGTCGGCCTTTGCATTGTGGCAGGTCGATACTGCTCGGGGTCAGAAAACGTGTGAACGGCTCGGGGTTCCGTACCAGCGGAACACTTGCTTTGACGGTGCTGTTGTGAAGTCAAACGGGCCTGCCAGTAGAAATGTTCGGCATTTTGTACGCGATCCAATGACGGGACTGTTGATTGATAGAACCGAACAAATTCAGGCGCTGGACTCCGGCTCTGCTCGTGAGATCAAATTGGATGCTATGTATGAGTGGATTGTACAGTGCGAAAATCAGGGTATCGCGCTTACACATATGAGTGGCAATAACGCCGTGTCTAAGCGTGTAGAGGACGCTGATTCACCAGAAGTATTGCAGGGTTTGAGCAAGTCTGTGCTGGAAAATTATGTTCGGGATCTGCAACGGGCAGGTCGTATTGATAAGTTCCAGTTGACTGCAACAGGTGGCAAGATCTGGTTGGGTGATGTTCGGGGTCTGATGTCACGGGGTGAATATGAACCAGTTACAGGTCGGGATAATGTCTGATATCGGAGATTTGTTCGGGGAGTACGCGACTCCATTCAAGAAAAAGATACTGGAGGAGCTGGCGAAGAAGCAAGAGTCGCAGCCCAACTCTCCAAAACCCCGGCACGTTACGCACATTTGTTCGCATTGTGGGTCGCAGCAGGCATGGTACAGCAGTGATCATGGTGCTACATGGCAGTGCTTCAATCATAAAAACTAATCAGTTGTAAGCTCACCACCGCAAGCAAGATAGCCACAGCCGTCAATCCAGTTGTCGGCGTGGCTTTCGTTTGACTTAATACGAGCAATTTTAAGCAGCGCCATCATAACAGCAACGTCAGCCGCAGTGACCGGGGTACCAAGATGTACTGACCAGTACATGGCAATGGTCTTGAAATTGTTCTCCATGTTCCCGTGCTGGGACGCCCGGTCTTTCGTGACATAGCTCTTGGCTGTGTCAAGTATCTCTTTTCTTTTCATGGTATTGCCCTAATTTTTTATTTACAAGGCGGTTATCACGCCCTATCATTTTGTGAAATTATAATGTTAAATTAGCATGTGCAGTGGAGAAATAAAAGCATGAGCAGAAAGTTTGTTCACATTGATAATCGACTACCAGTAAGTCTGGAGTATCACGACAGAAGGGACAGAGAGAGAAACAAAAAAGCGTGGCAGGAAGCTAATAAAGATCTGCCGGATAACGCCTTTGGTGAGAGCGTTATGACAGAGTGGGATAAGCACGGAACGCTAGACATAAAAGAAACACACATTTTTAAAACAACAAGTATTGACTAACATAGCAATAGTTGCTATATACAAATAAATGCTTAACAACAAACGAGGTAAAAATGTCTAAAAATACAAAAGAAATGACGCACGAAGAGCTTATTGAGCATCATAGAAAAGAACGCGAAAAGGCTTCAAAAGCGCGTGACAAAATGATTGGTCACTTGTCACCAGACATGATCCAAGCTGTAAAAGATTTAAAGGAGATCGCGTCTAGCGTTGGCGAGACGATGCAGTTTGAGGGGTCTGAGTATGTGTGGGTCAGCGATATGCACAAGCTGATTGACAGGGCTAATTCTGTAAATTCTCTGTTCAACTTTGATGTAGAGGAGCGCGGATAATGTTACCTGATGTTGATCAACAAGATGATCGTCTGATATCCGTACAGGATCAGATGATGAGGTTGGCGTCAGAGATTAATGATGCCGAGTGGGAAGGCCGTGACGCTACAGCGTTGAAGGCACGGTTTAAAATTCTTAACGCTAAGTTCATGGAGGGCATTGTCTATGAGCCAAACTTCTAATTATGCAGAGGTCAAGGCAATGGTGTCGCAAGCCACCAACGCCGTTGTGGGACTTTACTGGAAAGACTGTGACACGCTAGGTCGTCAGCGTTTGATTGACGAGGCTGTAAGTAAGTTGCAGGAAGCCCAGAGTTTAGTAATTAAGGCAGAGAGACAATGAACGTCATAAGTTTATTTGATGGTATGTCTTGCGGTCGCATCGCTCTTGAGCGGTGCGGCTTTGCCGTTTCTAACTATTGGGCATCAGAGATCGACAAGTACGCTATGAAGGTGGCGAAGGCTAATTACCCAGATACAGTTCACATCGGTGATGTCCGCAATGTAATCTGGCCTGAGATATTTAACGGTGAGCCGATTGATCTGTTAATCGGGGGTAGTCCGTGCCAAGGTTTTTCGTGGGCTGGCAAACGGCTCAACTTTGATGATCCGCGTAGCAAATTGTTTTTTGAATTTGTTCGGGTATTGAAAGAGTCAAAACCGAAGTGGTTCCTGTTGGAAAATGTAAACATGAAACAGGAGTTCCAAGATGTGATTTCGGAACATCTTGGGGTCAAGCCAGTTCGGATTAACAGCAATCTGGTATCAGCGCAGAACAGGGATCGGCTGTACTGGACGAATATTCCCGTGAAGTCGATGCCGGAAAACCGAAGAATTGTTCTTAAAGATATTCTGGAGGACGGATTTGTTGACCGCGAGAAGGCGCATTGTCTGGACGCTAATTATTTTAAGGGTGGCAATTTA